CTTGAGCTTTAGCCAAGGCAACAAGTTCGGCCTGCAGACCTTCTTGAACTTGTTGTTCTTCTTCGTATTCATCTTCGTCTTCTTCTGCTTCTGGGCGTGGGTTGTCTGGGTCAAAGAACTCAATGTCGTCCGAGTCCTCCTCCTCGTCACAATCCTCGCACTCCTCTTCTTCTTCTGACCCTTCTTCGGTATCTTCGTCTGTAAAGCCATAAAGCTCCTGCTCATCAGGCTCGTCAAAGTCCATACCAGCAAAAGGGCCAGTGTTTTCTTGTGTCTCTTCTTTCTTCTCGTCACCCATCGCTATAACCTCCGTTACGGTCGTGCATTCCGTAGCTCTTCAAGTATTGCGCCCTATGTGAACGCGATTTAAAAATGGCTTGTCCCGTTTTCGGGTCAAAGTCTGTTGGAACACCTTTTCGCATGCTGTCTTTTCTGTATTCACCCACTTGATCGGGGTGCACACCAGCAGCATCGCTCTTCATAGGCCAAACAGCACAGCTTCCCATAGATGTGGTATTCAACTCTGACTCCAAGTCACGTTCCCAACGCACGCCGTCCAGATCAATGGACATATCGGCCTTAGAACGCTTCTCCATTTGGCTAATAGTCATAAAAATGGAGGTCTTTTCGCCAGTTGTGGTATTTTTGTAGTCGTAATACGGCACTATTGCATCTGCTCCGCTTCAGATTGCTGGTTTCCAGCGCCCATCATCATCCGAGTCATAGCATCATCCCTTGCAGTACCACTCATGCCCGCAGCAACATTCTCTCTAACGTATTTGCGGGTCGTTTGAGTAGGTTTAACTGACCCTGCTTGGGTGCTCTTGGCCATTTCCATGGCTGATTTAAGCTGTTCTTGCTCTGCTGGGGTCATCGATCTCAATACGTCTTGCAATTCTGGGGTGTTGCTGTACTTGGAAACAATCTCGATAAACTCCTTCATATCGAAGGTCATTCCCATCTGCTGCAGGTTCTGCGCCATAGGCAGGATGAAGTTTGCAACCACCTGTGATACCGTTTGCACCCGCTCTGCTGGGCTTCTGCTTTGCATTGAGTAGGGTGCAATGTCGATATTGTAGTCAATAAAATCGATTGTGCGCATGCTTGGGCTGAAGTCAGCCTTGACCGTGACATCAGTCTCTGGGATCTGCTTGTAGATTCGGGGGTCTGCAACAGGGTCGTGGTACAGGTATTTTGCAAGAGCAGTCACTACGCTTTTGACCGAGCTACTAACTGCAGCCTGCATATCAGCGATCTTGGTACTGGCAGACTGGGAGATCAGTTGTTCCTGACCCACGGTGTCAGATGCTCTTGCAAGCCCACCCATGGTGTCGAGGTTGCCGCCAAGGTAAGAGAACATCTGCCTCAGCTGCACCATAAAGGCCAAAGAAGACTGATCTACCCCTCCGTAGCTCACTTCCTTGGTCGCTTCTGGCCGGTCTGAGCGGATAATGTCCCCATCGTCCGCAGAACCGATCCTACGGCCATCCTCCTCCGCCCCCGCCCCGACAACGGTCAACGTCTTCTGGCGCTCAGCCTGCCTTCCCAGCTTCCTGAAGACCCGGTTAGACAGGTCGTGCAAGTCAATAAGTTGCATTGCAGGTGCAGTGGGGAAGATATTACCGGGCACGTCGTTAAAACCGAGCCTGTAATACGGCCCGCTCTCGGGCCCGTACCACTCGACAACCCTTTGTGTTTCCGTGTGCTTAACTCCCCCATCCACGTCAGCTGGGAGGGTTACAAGGACGTTTTCGTAGGGCAGCCAGATGTCCCAAAGCTCAATCATAGGCATATAGGACTCATCGCCGTACCCCTGCCCCTGAGTAGTAAGCGTCTGGACCCTGTCGTCGCCACCCTCATTGGTAGATGGGCTGTATTGGCTTGGCTGCAGGTCTGCGTCCTTGCCAAACATCTTGAGGTCCATGACCGCTTCATAGGGCAAGCAATACCGGTTACCACAAAACTGAATTTGGTCCCATCGCTTAGCGCCAACGTCAAAGACAAAGTCGTCTAGATCGACGTTATCCACAAACGGTTGACCAGTGTCGTGAGTGAAACCCATAATTTCAGAGCTAGCCTCAGGAGCAATGCCGCACTTGACAATGCCCATAGCGAACATAGCATCAACAACCCACCTCTGGAGTGTCTCTTCAAAGTTGATCTCCTTGAGAAGCAGGTTGAGCGACAGCTGGAAGTTCTCGGCAATTGGCTTAGCTGCAGGGTTTTGGCTGGTAACGGTAACCTGTGGCGCTCTTGCTGCAACCTGCCTCTTGTAGATAGACAGGGCCATTTCCATCAGGTTGATAGGAACGCGGTCAAACGGACCATATTCGCCGTAGTTACCCCCAACATACTGCTTGATCGCCTCAAGTCTCTTCTCGCGGAAAGGCTGCATCTTGCGGCGAGAGTATTCAATCGAACGTGCAAGACGGTCAATCTTGTCGCCATCCATGCTATATGCCATCTTTTACCACCATTGTTTGTTTGCTCGTCGTTGTTGTGCGACTCTTCTACGCCACAAAAGTGACCCTTCGGACACTTCTACCATATCTATCGGTTGAGAAGTGTTCTTTCTCCTTATGATACCTCGGCAGCACAAGGCGTCTGCTGTGGGCCTATCTCCATGATTTTCCCTAGCTCCACTAGGGTCGAAGTTGCCAACAGACCGCGAATGGGTAACCCATCCGGTAGACGAAAACACTATTTCCTTAGCTTCCTTGATTGCAGGCAAGCTGTAATTGATGAATTGCTTGGACTGCAAAGCTCTACGGTAATCACCGTAAAGTGCTCTTTTAGCGTCCTTTGTAGGCCACCAGCCCGGTGTTTTAGTTGGCGTCTTGGTTATCGTGTTTTCGTTTTCACGGTAATAGACGTTGCGGTATCCGTTTTCCAGTACCACATCACCAAAGTTACGGCCCGGTCCCGGCGCTTCCCAGATCAGGTAAGCCTCGCGGTTGTTGGCGTCACAAAAATATCGACCCAACGCAACAGCATATTTTGCAAGCTCGTCCGGTCGCACGTTCGGCGACACGAACTCTGCAACCTTTTCGCCGGTCATTGCATCCGCAATGCTGATAGCCGAGTTGCTTGACCCTGTCCCGGTCGCAACATCGACCCCCAGTACATACTGCCTGTCATTTGCAATATGACCAGTAAAATCTGGTTCTCTCCATAAATGCAACCGACCTTTCGGTGTTGCACAAAATCCAATGGGCGCAAGCGACTCAGGGTCGAAGTCCAACTCACCTACAGCCATTGGTGGTTTGCAAATGCTCTTCTCTATCTCGGTAAGCATGACCATGTCGAAGAACTGGTAATCCGACCCACTAAAGTCGATGTCCAGCTCTTGTGCTATTTCTTGTGGGTGTGCGCAACGCTTTGTTTCCTCGTCGTACCAAGGACTGCGTTGCTTGCCGCCTTCGTCAACATAAAGATCCTTTGCCTTGTCTGGATGACGCGTCCAATGCAAAACAAGCTGCTTCGTATCATTCTTGTGCGCCATGTCGAAGAACGCATTTCCGCTACCCGCAGGTGTCGAGTTAAAGATTCTTGACTTAGTAGCATCACGTGTAGAAGCCAGCGCTCGATATCCGGCATCGACATCAAAAGCAGCAAACTCATCAAGACCAATTGCAGTTCTTCTGTCTCCTCGCGCCACGTCTCCTGTAGTTGACTCGCCGTCGATAGTTGAACCGTTAGACTCATTCGTAAGCCTTAGCTTTGTACGGGTGGTCTTGGGCAACAACCAACCGGGTAAGTGCTCGTGGATGAAATCTATCTTCCAAAAAAGGCTCTTGGGGTTGCCCGGTTTGTCCACATAGTCTTCATTTCGGCTGACCAGCAAAAAAGATTGACCCGAATGGAAGTGCCACCGCCACTCGAACACCGTCAGCAACATCCACGACGCACCCATGTCTCGGCTCTTACGAATGACCAGATCATGGTTTCCAATCGCCTCGTTCATATCGATCAGCGATTCGTCTTGGAATCCGTACGTAATAAAAGGCAATTTGCCAGACCCAATACGCGGGTCGTATGTCCAGCAAAACACGTTGATATAGAACAACAAATCACGGGAGCACATGATCCATAGGTCTTCCGCATACTTCTTGTCTTGCCTAGCCAACGTCAAAGCCTTCGCTCTATAACGAAGGTTGCCAGCCACATCCTTTGGAACAGTCCTGTAAAACTCGTCCGTGGTTTCAATCACCAGTGAGAATATCCCATTTTGTGCTGCTCAATCAGGTAGTTTCTCATCTCTTTGACCCTCAGGCTAATCATGCCCTCAGTCACACCCAATATGTCAGCAGCCTGTCTCTGATTCTTGCCTTGAGCCAACAACTGTACCAGCTCCCTCATCCGAGGGGGAAATACCGGCATGTCGGTCGGATACTCGAATTGATCAAACTGATTTCGGATCTCTTGCAACTCTGCCACATTTTCAACATTGCGAAACATGCTCTTGAAAACACGTGGGCCGTAATTCCCGTCTTCAGTCTTCGTCCTCGTAATCTTCATCCCAATAGATCGGGAATACGATCGCCTCATAGGCTCGTATAAACGTATTTCCAAAAACTTAGGGAGGCTGGCGCGGGTGTAGTCGTACTGCTCGATCAGCTTGGAAGCAATTACAAACGCCTCGTTCTCGATCTCTTCCTTGTCCCACCTCGGAAACGATAAAAAGCGCCATTGCGCCCATTCACAACACAAATCGTACAACTCAATAGCTGTGTACTCTGCCTTGTTTATACGCCGTCCAGAGGTGCACATATGTCGTCCGTGCCATACCCAGCAACTGAGCAATATCCACATCACTCATGCTGTCAATCAATATCTCGTGCGCTATCACAGCAAGACGCTGCCTTGCCGTCATCGCACGACGAGAACGTGCGGTATGAAACTCTTCCTCGGACAACTCCAATTGATGAATCAACTCACCCTTGATTCCCATCACCATCCGACGCGCTTCCTTCGGACTCCACATCACCAACCTCTGTGGCCCCCCCGTCGGTGACGGCGTCAACATCTCTATCGGACTGTGCAACCTCTCGTGGCGTCTCTTTTTCATTATCAGCTTCCATTTGAAGGAGGTCAATCAACCCCGATAACTGCCTGCCATCATCACGATAACGAGCATCCGCCTCCAAACTAGTCCGACTTGGCAACAATTTTGTATATATCTGGCCCCAAAACTGCGCTTCATTCGTGTTCGACCGCCTAGCCCAACACAACATACCCCACGCCTCAGGACTCGGCGCATCCTCAGGTACAGCGTCCTCCAACAACACATTTGCCGCCACCCACTCAACCGTCTCCGGTGTCGAACAACTACGTCCAATAAATGAACGCTTGCTCACGCGGTCCCCGTCCATGTCAGACACCGATGCCTGAACCACCGGTGCTGGCATGGGCCGGGGTTTTGCCTTCTCCACTTCCACATCCCCCCCTACATGATCCTCTTCCCTGCCCTCCTCCAGCTCCTTCTCCAAAGCTGCTGCCGCATGTCCCCAAGCGTCACTTGCGTCAACGCCATCACCCTTCATGCCCTCACGTATCTCAACGAAACGCTTCCAATGGCCGTGCTCCATCAGCCAACTGCGAAGCTGGGCCTTCGAGACGCGCTGCTGGTAAAGATGGGGGGGTACGTATGCCACAAGTTGAACCGGTGTCTAGGGGGTTGGGGTATATAATACAACAAAACCGGACGCGGGGGGCGTGGTCAAACTTTGCAACGTAGTTGCACAGCAGCACCACAGCAGCACACCACACACACACGCACACAGCACAGCAGCTACGCTGCCAGCCTTGCAAATTTGCAGCACCGTAGCCGTAGGCTAGGGGGGGATCGATTCCGGAATTCCGGAAAGCACCAGCTATGCTGGACGCACGCGCACGCATACGTTGCCAAGCATACGCTTGGTGAGCGACTACCCCCAGCCCCAGCCACCCCCACACATGCGCTCAGCCCTAGCCCTGTGCGGGATCACGTGATCACATGTGATGCACACGAGCGCACCG